ATAAAAGGGGGAATTGGTGGCAGAAAAGATAGTTAAAATAACGTTCCTCAATTATGAGGAATTATTAGATGGCGGAAGGGCAATCATAGAAGCCTCCGCAATCTTAGGGTTGCCCGAATATCTTACTTCCCCTTGGGTTCTCTCTTATCTGAGGGAGAATATGAAGGTTAGAATTGGATGATAAGTAAAAGAGGGGCGGAGACATCCCCTCCCCCCATCTCTCCTCTTCTTGACCATTAAACTTTCTCTCCGGCCTTGTGGACAGCTCCGAGACTAGACAACTAGCAGCATAGTCCACTAACCAGCCTAAGTGTCCACATTGTAGCTAGAAACTTGTCGCACTATAGAGGTTATGTATACCTACCAGGGGATATGCCCCTTTATTTTACACAGCTTTAGAAGAGGGTGAGGGAATCCCCCTCTTCCAAAATCAGGCACTAAAAAACTTCTGAAATTATGTACCACAACATCTAGTGGTAAGGAAGGTTTAGACCACAACATATAGGGGGTAATGATGATTAGATTCACATATTACGAAGAGTATGTAATCGCTGAGATAGAGTGGGCAGCAGGGTATGCTTCTAACCCGCAACTCGTATTTTATGGAGATTGCGTTTGGTGTCATTAAAGACGTCACCGTTTATCTGCCCCCAATGTAATAAGGCTTTTAAGACCCAGAGCGGGCTGGATTGGCATCTGGAGCGCTCTCACAGGGATATAGGCAGCCCCGCGGTAGTCCAGAATATAGAAGATAGATACTACGAATTGAACTCCATGGAGAGGCCGGAAGCCCCTTATTTTGACAGGATAGTGAGGAGGTGGCGGGCTGACCCGGTTGGGTTTATCAGGGACATACTCGGGGTAAATCTCTGGTCCAAGCAGATAGAGATAGCCGAGAGTGTCAGGGACAATGAGCGGACTGCGGTTCGGTCCTGCTCGGCGGCCGGTAAGACTGCCGTTTCGGCCTGTATAGTTTTGTGGTTCCTGTGCGCCTTCAGGCCCTGTACTGTCCTGACTACGGCTCGGTCACACCGCCAGGTAAAGGAACAGCTCTGGAGGGAAATCAGGTCAAGGCACGCCAAGTCCAAAGTACCCATAGGCGGGGAGGTTACACAGCTTGACATAAACCTTGACAACGACTGGTTTGCCAAAGGGTTCTCCACGGATGAGCCCGAGAGGATTACCGGATTCCACAATAAGAACGTCCTGGTCGTAATCGATGAGGCCTCTGGGATAGAGGACGCCGTTTATGGGGCGATAGACAATCCCTTGGCCGCCGGCTTCACAAGGTTGTTACTTTTAGGCAATCCCACCCAGGGCATCGGGAAATTTTACGACGCTTTCTCCTCCGAGGCCTACAACCCTATTCACGTCTCGGCATTTGATACCCCGGCCTACACCGGGGAGGGGAGCGGAGCTTTTGACTTCCTCATCTCGCAGAAGTATGTCAATGGCAAGATTAAGGAGTGGGGTGAGGACTCTCCTCTATATGAGGTCTATGTGCTCGGCAACTTCCCTTCAGGGGAAGGAGACCGCTTAATCCCCTTCGGGTCGGCTGAGAAGGCTACCCAGAGGAAGATAGTACCCGATAAGGATGATACTCTCGCGATAGGGTGTGACCTTGCCAGATTGGGAGAAGATGAGAGCGTCCTCTATATCCGACAGGGCGGGAAAATCATCCAGTGGAAAACATGGAGGAAAGCCAAGACCGAGGCCTGTATAGGCCAGATAGCCCACGAGATAAACTGGGTCAAGGACAAGTTTGAGAGGAAGCCCATAGTAAACGTGGATGAGGGTTATAACCCCGGGGTGGTGGACGGGCTTAATGAGCAGGGCTTCGAAGTAAACGGGGTGGCCTTCGGCAGCAAAGCCCATAATGACAAGTGGTACGCCAACAAACGTGCGGAGATGTTCTTTGAGCTGGCCGACAGGTTCAAGACTGACAGTATTCAAATCCCCGATGATAAGGTCCTGCTCAAACAGGTAACCGATATCAAGCCTAAAGGGCTCAACAGGCAAGACCAGCGTATCTTGGAGAGCAAAGAGGAAATGAAACACAGGGGTGTTAAGAGTCCCGACCGCGCAGATGCCCTTGCTTTATGTTTCTATGAGATGGAATCAAATTTCGCGGATATAAGGTGGCTATGAGCATTTTAGATAGAATCGCAGATTTAATCAGGCCAAAATCATACCGCCCCTCGTTTTCGGGTGGGGGCTGGCTTAGTGCCCCCGAGATGTCCGGGAATAAGCAGTACCTTAATGCCTATTCCTCAAGCTATATCCTGTTCGGTATCGCCCTGAGAATCGCCACCGCAGTCGGTGAAGTCAAGTGGAGGTTATATAAGGGCTCGGACAGGAGCGAGAGAAGCCAGGTAGCCGAACACCCCATTATCGAACTTCTGGACAGGGCAAACGAATTTCAAACTGGCGGGGAGATAATGGAGCTGCTTGAACTCCACGTTGATTTGACGGGTACGGCCTACGGTTACTTTCCGAGAAACGGTTTGGGCGTCCCGGGCGAGGTCTGGCTCCTGCCCCCCCATCAGGTGAGTATAGTCAGGTCAAAGAAGGACTTTATCGCCGGATATATATTCCATAACGGGGAGGAGAAGGTCCCCCTCCCGAAAGAGCAGGTTATCCGCTTCACTATGCCCGACCCAGTTGATCCCTACGGGGGCGTGGGGTTTGTCAAGCCACTGGCAGTAGAGCTCGACTCCGAAAGATATGCCGCTGTCTGGAATAAGAATTTCTTTTACAACTCGGCCCGTCCCGATGGTGTCCTGGAGTCCGAAAATAAATTATCAGATGAGGAATTTAAGCGCCTGAAGGAACAGTGGGAAGAAAAATACCGGGGATTATCTCAAGCTCACAAGGTAGCCCTTTTAGAGGGCGGCCTTAAATATAAGCAGATACAGAACACAATCAAAGATATGGATTTTGTCCAGCTCCGCAAGACGGCGAGGGAAAACCTGCTCTTTGCATTCGGTATGCCCCTCTCTGTGATGGGGATTACCGAGAATGTCAACAGGGCTAACGCAGAGGCTGGGGATTATGTCTTTGCCCGGTGGTTGATTAAACCAAGATTGACCCGGATCAGGAATAAATTAAATGAGCAGTTACTCCCGATGTTCCCCCAGGCTAAAGGGGTAGAGCTCGACTTTGATGAGGTCGTACCCGAGACAATAGAGCAAAAGCGGGCGCTGGCCGAATCGGGTATCAAGTCTGGCTACATGACCATTAACGAATCCCGTAAGTTGCAGGGATTGGACCCGGTAACGGGTGGAGATGTGTTCCTTGTGCCGTTCAATTTGATGCCCACCCCGGCCAATAAGCCCATCGAGGCTCCGCAGGCGCCCAAGTCTAAGTTATTTAAGACGGATGAGCAGAAAGAGGCATACTGGCATATATACGCCGCTAAAGCCCTATCTTATGAGCGGGCACTTATTCCAAAACTAAAAACAATGTTCAGGGAACAGGAGAAAGAAGCGTTAAGCAATCTCAAAGAAGGTATGAAGCCCGATACTCCCCTGATAAGCCAGAGTAAGGCTAAGAAAGATTATAAAGAACTGGCAAAGCCCATTCTATTGTCCCAACTGGAAGAAGCTATCAATGACGGGGAGGATTTAATCAGCCCCGAACCCGAACACAGGTCAAAGCAGGTCAACCCCGAAGCTGTAGAGTGGCTGGATACAAAGATAGGTTGGGCGGCCGATGAAGTGGGGGAGGAAACGGCCAGACTTCTAGCCGTCCAGTTAAAGCAGGGGTTTGAGGGGGGTGAGGGAATACCCAAGATAGCACGGAGGGTAAGGTCGGTCTTTGATTACTGCTCTACCTCAAGGGCCAAGATGATAGCCCGCACAGAGACGATTATGGCATCGAATGAGGGTGCTTTGACAGGCTATGAAAGTTCGGGTGTGGTAGAGAAGGCAGAATTTTATCCTGCGCCGGACGCCTGTGATGACTGTCTGGCGGAGGTTGGCGAATATCCGATTGAGGAAGCCCACGGCAAGATTCCGGTACATCCTAACTGTAGATGCTGCTGGCTTCCCGTAGTCTAAGGAGGCGAATAATGTCTGACATGATTTATAAGATGCTGAGAGCCGAGGTCAAGGCCGTAGATGAGGAGGAGGGCATCGTTGATATGCTCATTCCCCTCTCAACTGGCTCGGTAGACCGTGATGGGGAGGTCATAGAGCCGACCGCTTTCAAGAAAAGCCTGCCCGCCTTTAGAAAACGGCCCATCCTTTTATCTTCCCATGATTACCGCGACCTAAGAAAGCAAATTGGTGAGTTTACTAGCATAGAGGTTACCGAGAAGGGGCTTATCGGTAAGCCTAAATATTACGTCAATGACGGGAATGAGGAGGCTGACTGGGCTTTCAAGCTGGCGGCTCGGAATATGGCTGCCTTCTCTGTCGGTTTTATCCCAAAGAAGTGGGTTGATGGAGAAGGGGATAAGGAGCCTTTTAGGATATATAAAGAGGCTGAACTATTAGAGGTCAGTCAGGTGACAGTCCCATCCAACCGGGAAGCTATCCAGGGGGTGAGGGCGAAAGAGGCCGATAACCCCATTGTCTGCGAACTCTGCGATGAGCTGGAGAAGGATTTAATCACTAAGCCTGAGGAAACCGATGACTGGATTCGGATACCAGTTAGGGAGTGCAAGGTCACGGCTACTATAGACATCTCCAAGAAAGAGGGAATCAAGGCGCTCTACTGCGGTGATGATAAGAAAGTTCGCACCTATATGTTCGACAAGCGAGACCCCTATAACTGGACTATGGCAAAGGCTAAGAAATGGATAGAGGAACACGATTCAGAGAAGGCAGAGACATTTAAGTGTGAGTGCATAAAGTGCGGTCATAAAGTGGAGTCCGAGAAACACTGCCAGGATATTAAATGTCCTGAATGCGGTGGAGAAATGAGAAGGGTCGAGCGCCCTGGGCCGGGGAAGATTGTTGGAGTCCTCGAAATCCCCCGTGACTTAGACATTACCCAGGAGCAGTTGTCAGATGAACTTGATTACATTGTCAAGCTCATTGAAAGCAAGGGGATGAACGAGGAAGTGCTAGGTGATGCGTGGGGGCTGGTGGGTGAAATTATACGCTTAACAGGTGGCGACATACCTGATGACATATTGGAAAAAGTGGGTGCTGTGCTGAATGCCAAGAATCTTGACCGGCTGGATAAAATCAAAACTCTAGCCCAAGAGGTAATTGACTCGGCAAAGAAAGAGGAACCCGAAGAGGAGCCGAAAGAGATAGAACCCCCGAAGGCAATCACAGAGGAGCGGGTGGCTCAGATTGTGGCTACTGCTATTCAGGAGGCTATCGCTAAGGCTCAAGGCAAAGTATAACACATACGTTATACTTTCAAGCCCCGCTCTTATGCGGGGTTTTTATTACCTAAAATTAGGAGGATAACATGGAAGAAGAAACTTTAACTGAGGACAGGGTTGCTGAAATAGCGGCTGGTGCTGCTGCTTTGGCAATCGAGGGGCTGGAGAAAACCCCAAAGAAAGAGATTCACGTCATTGAGGACGAAACCGATAAGCTGATGAAGGCTTCAGGTGGGTTTAAGTCTTTCGGGCATTTTTGCTATGACGTGATGAGGGCTGATACCAATCAGGGGATGAGCGAATCGCTGAGGGGGTATCAGGACGCGGTCAAAAAGACGGAGATGGAAGAGGGCGACCTCTCCCAGGGCGGATACCTTGTCCCGGCGGAGTTTGGGGGCAAGATAGACAAGGAAGTCCTTGAGGCATCTATTGTCAAGCCCCGGGCCAGAGTTTACCCGATGAAGTCGAACCGGTTAACCTTTGCCGCCGATGTGGACGCTGACCATTCCGCCAGCTACTTCGGTGGAATCATCATATACCGGACTGCCGAACTGGCTG